GGCTGCAAAGGCATTTGTGGAAACCAAGCGCGACAAGGACGGTCTGCTTTCCGATGAGGATGCAAAGACCTATGCACAGATGGAGAAGAAGGTTCAGGACTTCGGTGCTGAAATTGAGCGTATGGAGGCTATGGCAGCTATGGATGCACAGCTTTCCAAACCTACCTCTGCTCCTATCACTGAAAAGCCTATGAACGGCAAGGCTATGGACGGTCAGAAGGCAAAGACTGGACGTGCTTCTGATGCCTACAAGGACGGTATGCTCAAGGCTCTCCGTACAAACTTCCGTAATGTGTCCAATGTTCTCCAGGAGGGCGTGGATGCTGACGGCGGTTACCTTGTACCCGAAGAGTATGACACTCGTTTGATTGAGGCATTGGAGGAAGAGAACATCTTCCGTAAGCTGGGCCACACCATCACTACAAGCGGTGAGCGTAAAATCAACATCGCTGCCACTAAGCCTGCGGCTGCGTGGATTGACGAGGGTGAGGAACTCACCTGGGGTGATGCAAAATTCGCCCAGATTAACCTGGATGCTCACAAACTCCATGTTGCCGTTAAGGTGACCGAGGAACTTCTGTATGACAACGCTTTCGGTCTTGAGAATTACATCATCCGTCAGTTCTCCAAGGCTCTTGCAAATGCAGAAGAGGACGCATTCCTCAACGGTACCGGTACTGGTCAGCCTTTGGGTCTGCTTGCTACCGATGGCGGTGCTGAAATTGGTGTGACTGCTGCATCTGCAACGGAAATCACTGCCGATGAAATCATCGACCTTGTGTACTCCCTCAAGCGTCCTTACCGTAAGAACGCCAAGTTTATCTGCAACGACCAGACTTTGGCAGCTATCCGTAAGCTGACTGACAAGAACGGCCGTTACCTCTGGCAGGATTCCGTACAGGCGGGAGAACCCGGCAGACTCTTGGGTTATGAGGTATACACTTCTCCTTATTTCCCTGTAATCACTGCGGGAATGCCTGCCATTGCTTTCGGTGACTACAGCTACTACAACATCGGTGACCGTGGTACCCGTTCTTTTGCGGAACTCAAGGAACTCTTCGCCGGAAACGGTATGGTCGGTTTTGTTGCCAAGGAGCGTGTGGACGGTAAGCTGGTACTTGCTGAAGCAGTAAAACTGCTCACTATGGCTACTGTCTAAGATGGGAGGTGGCAGTGATGAGCGAACTTCTTACGAAAGTTAAGGAGAATCTGATACTGGAGCATTCGGTGGATGATGGACTGATTGAAAGGTTCATCACTGCCGCCGTTTCCTATGCGGAAAGCTATCAGCACATCGAGGCAGGATATTATACGGAAAATGCGATGCCCGCAACCACGGAACAAGCCGTGATTATGTTGGCATCACATTTCTATGAGTCAAGGGACGGCTCTACGGGCGGATTCTTTGCCGACAATGTGCAGGCAGGTCAGCAGGTATGGAACACGGTCAACCTTCTGTTAAGGCTCGACCGAGATTGGAAGGTGTGACATGAGTTTCGGAAAAATGAACGGCTTTGCTGATATCGTCATTACAAAACGCATCAAGGACAGCGAGGGTTTCTCCACAACGGCGGATGAAATCCTCGCCTCTGTCCGTGTGTACAGAGAAGGACGCCACGGAAGTGAAAGATGGGCAAACCTCGCTGCATTCTCCGAGGCGACTGACCTGTTCCGCTTTCGCTGCATTCCCGGTCTTACCGTAACAACCGACCACATTTTGGTGTGTGAGGATGGCAGGTTTGAAATCACATCCGTGGAGGATGTAAAAGGGCGTGGAATGTATACGGAGGTGCTTGCGAAAAAGGTGGTGGCAACAAGTGGCTAAAGTGGATATCAAAATGCCGGAAGAGTTTTTGCAGCGTATCTCAAGGCTCGGTTCTGATTTTGACCCCGTTGCCGAAAAGGTACTGGAAGCCGGAGGCGAGATAGTTCTTGCCAAGGCACAGAGCAACCTGTCCTCTGTGGTGGGTAATGGTACAAAGTACGAATCCCGATCCACAGGAGAATTAGAGTCGGCGCTTGGTCTGTCCTCTGTGAAGATGGACAAAAACGGCAACCACAACATCAAGGTTGGCTTTGCAGAACCCCGCAGGGATGGTGTCAGCAATGCGAAACTGGCCAACATCATCGAATACGGCAAACACGGTCAGCCTGCCAAACCTTTTATGAAACCTGCAAAAACGGCATCCCGTGCTGCCTGTATCAGTGCCATGCAGGATAAATTTGAAGAGGAGGTCAGAAAGCTGTGAGTGTACTTTCAGATATCAATACGGCTCTGGAGCCTTTGGGCATTCCTTTGGAAACAGGAGTGTTCCATGACGAGGCGCCGGATAAATATATCGTGGTAGTGCCTATGGCAGACAGCTTTGAACTTCATGCAGACAACACTCCCAGATGTGATGTCCAGGAGGCACGAATTTCCCTGTATGCCAAAGGCAGTTATACCAAAGAGAAAAATACAATCATCCGTGCCTTGCTTGGTGCGGATTTTACCATAACTGACCGAAGATACATCGGTTATGAAACAGAAACAGGCTACTTCCATTACAACGTGGATGTGGCAAAACATTATGAAATGGAGGAATAATCAATGGCTACTATTGGTCTTGACAAACTGTATTATGCCAAAATCACCGAAGATGAAAACAGCAATGAAACCTATGATTCTCCGGTACAGTTGGCAAAGGCGATGACCGCCGACCTCTCCGTGGAGCTTGCGGAGGCAACCCTTTATGCCGATGACGGTGCATCGGAAATTGTAAAGGAATTCAAAAACGGTACACTTTCCCTTGGCGTGGATGATATCGGTGCTGCCGTGGCATCCGACCTTACCGGAGCAACCATCGATGCCAATGGCGTTGTGGTGTCCACAAGTGAAGATGGCGGTGACCCTGTTGCCGTAGGTTTCCGTGCGAAGAAATCCAACGGCAAGTACAAGTATTACTGGCTCTACCGTGTGAAATTCGGTATCCCTGCCACAAATCTTGCTACCAAGGGTGACAGCATTACTTTCTCTACTCCGACCATCGAGGGTACTATCTTACGCCGTAACAAAGTGGACGGTCAGAATAAGCATCCTTGGAAGGCAGAAGTGACTGAGGGCGATTCTGCTGTTGCAGCAGATATTATCACCAACTGGTATCAGGAAGTATATGAACCTTCCTATACTACGGAACAGGCTGAATAAGGAGGGTTTGACACATGGATAAAGAACGCACGGCAATTATCAATATTGGTGGTGACGAGTATACTTTGCTCCTTACTACCAAGGCAACAAAGGAAATCGCAGGACGCTACGGCGGTCTTGAGAACCTTGGCGATAAGCTGATGAAATCCGAAAACTTCGAGATGGCTATTGGTGAAATCGTATGGCTGATTACCTTGCTTGCCAATCAGTCCATCCTTGTCCACAATCTGAAGAACAAGGAAAACAAAAAGGATGTCCTTACAGAGGAGATGGTGGAACTTCTGACCACACCTTTGGATCTGGCTGATTACAAGTCTGCCATTACCGAGGCTTTGTATAAGGGCACCAAGCGAAATGTGGTCAGTGAGGCTGACTCAAAAAACGTGGCGGTCGAGTAAGTGACGAAGAGTTATTTACTCGACTTTTATATTACGGCATCGCCCACCTAAATCTGACGCAGGATGAGGTGTGGCTGATGCCGTTTGGTTTGCTCCTGGATTTGTGGGAGTGCCACAAACAGTATAACGGGCTTGCGAAGCCTGTAAGGGAATATTTCATTGATGACATTATTCCTGCCGGAATCTGATGAAGGAGGTGGTTTAAGTGGCAGATGATTTTGGCTTAAAAATCGGTCTTGAGGGCGAAAAAGAATTCAAGAAGGCATTGTCCGAAATCAATCAGTCCTTCAAGGTTCTTGGCTCGGAAATGAAAGTGGTGCAGTCACAATTCGATAAAAACGACAGTTCCGTGGAAGCACTCACGGCAAGAAACCAGGTGCTGAATAAGGAAATCGAGGCACAGAAGCAGAAAATCGAAACCCTTCGTTCTGCCCTTGCCAATGCCTCTGAGTCTTTCGGAGAAAACGACCGAAGGACTCAGCAGTGGCAGATTCAGCTTAACAATGCTACGGCGGCGCTCAACGATATGGAGCGTGAACTTGACCGCAACAATGCTGCACTTGATGATGCCGAGCGTGAAATGGATGATGTTGTTGACAGTGCCGACGATATGAGTGAGGAACTGGACGATGCAGGAGATTCCGCTGAAAAGAACAAGGGTAAATTTGAAAGCCTCGGTTCTGTTCTAAAAGGTGTTGGTGTGGCAATGGGAGCGGTGGTCACGGCTGCCGCTGCCGCCGCAGTTTCCCTTGGAAAAGCAGTGGTGGAATCCTACGCAGAATATGAGCAGTTGGTCGGCGGTGTCGATACGCTGTTTAAGGATTCCTCTGCTGCGTTGCAGGAATATGCAAACAACGCCTATAAGACGGCGGGTATGTCGGCAAACGACTATATGTCCACGGTCACATCTTTTTCTGCCTCCCTTATTTCTTCCCTTGGAGGAGATACCGAGGCGGCAGTAAAGTATGCGGATATGGCCATTACCGATATGGCGGATAATGCCAATAAGATGGGTACGGATATCGGACTCATCCAGAACGCATACCAGGGATTTGCCAAGCAGAACTATACGATGCTGGACAACTTGAAACTCGGCTACGGCGGCACCAAGACCGAAATGGAGCGTCTGCTTGCCGATGCACAGGCGATTTCCGGCATTGAGTATGACATCAGTTCTTATGCAGATGTGGTTTCTGCCATCCATGTGATTCAAGAGAGCATGGGTGTGGCGGGTGCAACGGCAGCAGAGGCGGAACACACCATTGAGGGTTCTTTGAACTCCATGAAGGCCGCCATCGATAACCTTATCGTAGGTTTCGGTAATGCTGATGCAGACATTGAAATGCTCTGCAACAATGTGGTGGATGCGTTCCAGGATGTGCTGACCAACATCACTCCCGTGATTGAAAACATCATAGCAGCACTGCCTACGGCTCTGAACGCCCTGCTTGCAACGGTGGGAGAACTTCTTCCGACACTTTTGGATACCGTGGTTGACCTGTTTTCGCAGGTGCTGAATACCATACTTACCATGCTGCCGGAACTTATCCCCGTGGTAATCGATGCACTGATGACCATCGTAAACACGCTGATTGAAAATCTGCCGTTGCTGATTGATGTGGCCATTCAGATAGTGATGTCTTTGGTGCAGGGAATCGGCGAGGCACTTCCTACGCTGATTCCCACAGCAGTACAGGCGGTCATTACCATTGTGCAGAGTCTGATTGACAGCCTGCCGATGATTTTGGACGCAGCATTGCAGTTGATTATGGGATTGGCACAGGGACTGCTTGATGCAATTCCCGTGCTGATTGAGGCTCTGCCTTCCATTATCCTTGCCATCGTGGAATTTGTCATCGGTGCGATTCCGCAGATTATCGATGCAGGCATTCAGCTTTTGACCTCTTTGGTATCTGCGTTGCCGGAAATCATTGTGGCAATTGTGGAGGCAATCCCGCAGATTATTGAGGGCATCATCACTGCCGTGCTTGGCTCTATCCCTCAGATTATCCAGGCGGGTATTGACCTTTTGGTTGCACTTATCCAGGCACTGCCGGAAATCATCACAACCATTGTGGCTGCAATCCCGGAAATCATCGGTTCTGTGGTAAATGCCCTTATAAACAGCATACCGCAAATCGTACAGGCAGGTGTGACGCTCTTTGTTTCCTTAATAAAAAACCTGCCGACCATCATAGTGGAAATCGTAAAAGCCGTGCCGCAGATTCTGTCCGGTTTGGTATCGGCGTTCGGAAAAGGTGTATCTCAGCTTGCCAGTGTCGGTGCAAACCTTGTAAAGGGTCTGTGGCAGGGTATCCAGTCCCTTGCCGGATGGCTTTGGGATAAGGTGTCCGGTTGGATTTCTTCCATCTGGGATGGCATCTGTGACTTCTTCGGTATTCACTCGCCTTCGGATGAGATGGCGTGGATTGGTGAAATGCTTGTGGAAGGTCTGGCAGGCTCCATCAATACCAATGGTAAAGATGCGGTTGCTGCAGCTGAAGGTATGAGCAAGGACATCAACGATGTGATGCACAGCCTTGCCGATGATATGACCACGGCACTTCCTACGGACTTTAGTGTGAATGGTACGGTCAACCGTAATGATACGGTATCCGGTGCAGGATTCGGTGGCGGTGCCCTTATCACCATTCAGCAGATGATTGTCCGAAGCGAAGAGGATATCCGCAAGATTTCCCAAGAACTTTACAACTTGATTCAGAGTGGCTCCCGTGCACAGGGACACTTCACTACAGCATAAAGGAGGGTTTTGACCTATGGGTTTTATTTTTAATGACATTACGTCGGGCAGCATGGGCATCAAAGCCCGCCTGACTTCATGGCAGGTGTGTGGTAAGATGCGTAATTTTACCACCACCGTGCCGGGTAAATACGGTGTTGCAGACTTCGGTGCTGACTTCGATTATCGTGAAATCACTGTCCACTGCAACATTTATCCGAAACACAACTTTACGGCATTGGTATCTGCCCTGGACGATATTGCAGCGTGGCTTGACCCTGTGCAGGGGTTACGCCAGCTTATTTTTGACGATGTGCCGGACAGATATTTTATGGCAAGGCTTAATGATGCGGTGGACTGTGAAAGGCTTGTGTGCTCGGCAGGTTCTTTTGATTTGAAGTTTTTCTGCCCAGACCCTTTCGGTTATGCCATCACGGATGAAACCTTCTTCATCACGGAGGAAGGCTCTCACACCGTGACCCGTGCAATCGGCAATATTGAGTCGTTGCCTATATACCGTATCAGCGGTGTGGTAACCGCTGGGGCAAGCAATTATATCAGCATTACCACAAACGGCTCGGAACTGAAAATCGTAAACGCAACCCTCTCTGAAGGAGAAACCCTGGTTGTGGATACGGATAAAATGACTGCCTATGTGGTGGATGAAAACGGCGAGACACTCCGAAACGGTCTGCCGTATTTACAGGAACTGAACTTTCCGACCCTTGTTGTTGGAGATAACACCGTCACCGTGGAGATAAGCAACGCCACACTGACGGAATTACAAATCGAGGCTAAGAACAGATGGAGGTGACGGCATGGCTCTGAAAATGATACTGAATAAGCAGACAGATTTTACAGGAGAATTTCCTGCGGAGTATGCCGCCTCCGGTCTGTGGCGTTTTAACGAGTCTGCACCGGATGAAGATACGGCTCTTGCCGATTCCTCCGTTAATGGCAGAAACTTTACCATCGTCAATTGGAGTGGTACAACGGCAAACTTAAGTAAAAGTCCGAAGGGCAGACAGATTCGTTTTAATATCAATAATCCGACATCTGAAAAGACTCACCTGCAGGTGACCAATGACGGCAGCATCTTTGCTAACCTCGGTGAGCGTATCATCGTGGGTGGTTGGATGTGTCCTACCACTTATTCTGTCGGTAATACCTTCTGTCCGATATTTAATACCCGTTACGGTCCAGGGCAGCCTATTTTTTATCTGTCTCTGTATTCCGGCAAGCCGAGAATTATGCTTTATAATTCTTCTGGCAGTCTTATCCTCGATAAGACCGTGACCCCATCCTTCACGCTGAAGAATGGCGGTTGGTATTTTATCGCAGGAGTCATTGAACCGAATAACAAGCAGTTCACCTATGTGGTAGGCGACCGTTCCACAGGAGAAGTGTGGAAGTCGGATGCTCTGACCTTTACTGGAACATTGAATGCATCCTGCACGGCGGATCTGGTTATCGGTATGCACGCCACAAGCTATTATTATGCAGGAGGCTTTGACGATTGGTTTTTAGATTGCGATTCACAACTTACGGCAGATGATTTGGTGGACTATTTCAATGCCACCATTCTCTGTAACGGTGCTGACAGTTCCGCTGATGTGGATGCTCTTACCGATGCAAGCGGTGTAACGCTGAAAGCAACGGATGGTGTCTATCCGGAAAGCGGTGTTCTTTATACCAAGGCGGCAGAGTGTAATCTCTCCGGTACGGGCAAGGTGTCCTATACAAGTGAGTATGTGGCAGGCACAACGGCAGTGGCATCGGTGGAAACCTCCACCAGTGATGACCTTACCGATTGGAGTGATTGGGTTGCTGTCGGAACGGACGGCAAGCTGCAATCTCCGAACAGAAACTATATCCGTTTTAAGGTCACGCTGACCACTACGGATACAAGCAAAACACCGAAACTCATAGATATCCGCCTTTATGACATTCCGAAGGCTCCTTATGAGAAAATCGGCTATGCCCGTCCTGTGGTGCTTGATGATAACGGTGCGTGGGAGGCCATTTTGGAGAATGCCTACGATATCATCGTTACAGGCGAAATCAATGGTGAGGATACGCTGACTTTTTCTATTCCGTTCCGTGACAGCAAACGAAAGTACCTGGAAAACGAAAAGAAAATCCAGATTGTGGATGATGTGTATAAAATCCGTACCGTTACCGATGTGAAGGACAGTACCGGAAACACCGTCACGCAGATTTATGCCGAGGCAGAGTTTTACGATTTGACCTTCTCCGTCCGTAAGGAAGAAAAGAAATTTGATGCGGAAACTGCGGATGTAGCGATGGCGTATGCCCTTGCCGATACCGAGTGGAGCGTGGGAACGGTCAATGTTACCACCAAGCGAACATGGACTTCCACAGAAAAGAACGCTCTGTCCATCCTCCGCAGCGTTGCCAACCTTCACGGTGGTGACCTCGTTTTTGACTGTCCGAACCGACTGGTGCATCTGCTGACGCTAAATGGCAAAGACAGCGGTGCCTTGTTTGCCTACAAGAAGAACATGAAAAGCATCGAGCGTGTGGTGGACACCCGCTCCCTTGTAACAAGGCTTTATGCGGTTGGTGCCAACGGCATGACATTTGCTGACATCAACGGTGGCAAGCCTTACCTTGAGGATTTTACCTATTCCAAGGAAGTGCGTATTACCACTCTGGATTGTTCTTCTTTTACCAACCCATATCAGATGAAGGAGTACACGGCCATGCGCCTTGCGGAATACTGCAAGCCTTCCGTTTCCTATGTGCTGAATGCGATGGACTTGTCCGTTCTGACGGGCTATGAGCATGAAGCCTGGAACCTTGGCGATTATGTCCGTGTGGAAGATAAGGATTTGGGACTTTCCGTTACCACCCGTATCGTGCGCCGTGAATATAACCTGCAGGAGCCTTGGAACACGGTATTGGAACTTTCCACTACGCTGAAAAATCTCGGCAGTTCGGTCAGTTCCATTGATACCATTGCAGATGCATTGGAAGGTACAGGAATGGTATCCAACAACGATATCCGTGAATTGGTGCCATTCAACCATCTGCGAAACTCCCGTGCCGATGA